AATGAAAAAGATATTCGGACCTTACAAAGGCAGTGAACAAAATGGTGGACGTCCAATCTACGTCTTTAAGAGAAAGAAGAAAGATGGCACGGTGGTTACAACGTCTAGCAATAAGGCTAGAGTTGAGTATGAGAAAGCCACAGGAAAAAAGTTATCCAAGAAAACAGATGTAGACCACAAGGATAACGGTGGCAGAGCAGGACATGATGGCAGAGGTAATCTTCAAGCCATGTCACATAGCAAGAACGTAGCCAAAGAAAATAAGCGCAGAGCAAAGAAGAAGCCATGAAGAACATCGTCTGCATTTCTGATCTTCAAGTACCGTACCACGATGTAGAAGCCACGAAGGCAGTGGCAAAATTTATTCAGTGGTATCAACCTGAGACTGTAGTGTCCTGTGGTGATGAAATGGATATGCAGACGATCTCGAAATGGAGTAAAGGTACGGAGTTAGAGTTTGAACGCTCTATCGGACGTGACAGAGACCTTACTCGTAGCGTTCTGTATGACTTAACTGTTGAGCATATGGTGCGTAGTAATCACACAGATAGATTATTTAATACTGTGATGATGCGCTCGCCAGGATTACTTGGCTTGCCTGAATTAGAATTAGAAAACTTTCTTGGTCTTGATGAACTTGAAATTAAATATCACTCAGATCCATTTGAACTAGCCCCTGGCTGGTTGCTTATGCATGGTGATGAAGGAAACGTACAACCTACTGCAGGAGCAACTGCATTGGGTCTAGCGAAGCGTTCAGGTATGAGTGTAGTCTGTGGACACACGCATCGCATGGGTCTGCTACATCAGACTCAAACTTACCGTGGTGGTAAACCTAAAACTATTTGGGGTCTAGAACTTGGTAATCTTATGGATTACCGTAACGCTAGATACATCAAGGCTGGTCTATTCACATGGCAACAGGGCTTCGGTATCCTGCATGTAGATGGCAAGACTGTGACTCCTCAACTTGTTCCAATCATCAACAACTCATTTACTGTGGATGGTAAAACATTTAAATGGTAACAGAAGCCTATGAGAACTTGGTTGCTCATGTAGCGTATGAGTTCTCCCGTAAGTTTCACATGTGTGATGCTGAGGATATTCGTCAAGAACTGTGGGTATGGTTCTTGGAACATCCTAACAAGGTCAAGACATGGGAAGAGTTAGATGGTAAGCAGTCAACTAAACTGATAGCGCGCTCTCTACGTAATGCTGCAAAGGATTACTGTCAGAAGCAGAAGGCGCAGGCAGTTGGTTATCGTGTAGAGGACAACTACTACTATGACCGTGAAATTGTAGAGTTACTGCTTCCAGCAGTTATGCGTGGCGATCTCACTGCTCCTGCTATGACTGACTTAGGTATGACCAATACCAAGAAGGTTGCATCAGAGGGTGGTAACTGGTTTGCCATGGTTGCTGACATTGAACGTGGCTTACGTAGGCTTACACAGGAACAATTAACGATTATGTATCTACGCTTTGGTGATGGTTGTGACAACACGACTCTGGCTAAGGAATTAGATATCACAGAAGATGCAGCACGTATGCGGGTCAACCGTGCTATGAACAATCTATTAAACTATATTGGTGGTTCACGACCACGCAAGGAACGCGATTATACTGAGGAGGAAATGAATGAGCAAAGAACCGAAGCAGATACCAGTAGTGGAGATCTTCAACAGTCTGGAGAAGAAGTTAGCGGATACGACGTGGACTGAATCTCAAGATCCTGAGTTTATTAACAACCTCACTCAGGTCAAAAACATTGTTGAGAATCTATCGACTCAGATCTTTGTCTTCTTAGATTACTTTGAACAGTATGCAGCAGCCTTGCGTAACTCTCCTATCTTCCAACAGTACGATGACGTGGAAGAATCGCAAAACGGCGAGGTCAGCCCAACACAAACTTCTGGCAACCGCGCCGAACGGCGCGCTGCCCAGCGTAAGACTCCGTTTGATGTTGTCAAGCCGAAGGGTGAAGGTCAGCCTAAGGTTTCCGAAGCGCAAGGAGTGGACAACGCATGATTTGTACATCTTGTAAAGCAGCAGGAACTGCGAATAGTGTTGGCGATTATAGTATAGCGATTATGCTTCATCAGGGTTGTACGAATTGCCCATGCCAGCATAGAACTGGCTCAGGTTTATACAAAAAATAGGCAAAGAAAAACCCCCCACGCATACGGCGCAGGGGGTCTGTACGATTATCGTACACTTGGTCTGACTATGGCATCCTCATGTCGCAAAGCCTGAATACAAGTTTCTTGGTGCTCATGGAAATACTCTTTCGCTAGTCCATGATGTGACTTAACGATAATGTATTGATCATCTGTATAGATGTCGAGCATACATCTACCGCAAGTCTTACCATAGTTATGAACCATGAGTTTTTCACGCTTCATAAGTTAATTCCTCAATTACAGCATCTATCGCATGATAAGATGCTTTGTCAAGGTTGTACACTAACTTATTCCATTGTTCGTCAGTCATAGTTATACCTAAGTCATCATTGACTTCTGTACGCTCTACAACTGCTTTCCATTGGTCGGACATGTCGTTCCTTTCTGTACGATTATCGTACACTAGATTTTTATAAGTAAGTTACCTCAGCCATTACAGTACCGCAATTTTCGCATACTGGAATAACTTTTTTCTTACTTATACTGTGTTCTACCGATACCAATTCGTTACCGAATGGACATAGGTATTCGCGTGTTAGCATAGATTACCTTCCTGTACGATAATCGTACACTATAAGGCAAAGAATAGAATCATACCAACAACCACAAGAGTACCTAAGCCCGTCCAAAGCATAAGCATAAGTTGCTCTCCGACACTATCGGTAAAGTATTCATACTCATCTTTATTCGTCATAGATCACCTCTCGGTGTGATGGGCGAAACGCAGATAGGTTAAAGGTGTCTAACATGTCTATCGTTTCGATCTTTTCTTTGTCTTGTATCTCATGGCGTTCATACCAATCGAGTCCAGCCCAGATACCATACAGGTTTCTGAACTTGATAGCATAGTCATAGCACTCTTGTCGAGCAGGACACGAAGCGCAAATTGTTCGTGCTCTGATGGCGTCAGGTGTGCGTGTCCAGTTTCTTGTACCGCTTTTCTCTTGTGGAAACCATAAGTCTGGGTCATGGTCGCTACAAGAAGCAGGGTTTGTGAAACTAGGGTAATAATTACTCATGGGTAGCCCCCTGAACTGTACGATTATCGTACGGCACAGAGAACTTAGCCCATGCGCAAGTATTACAGTAGTAGCGTTCACTAACATCATGCGATACGACCATTAAGTCAATGTCGCATGAGTAGCAGTTACGCTCTATGTAGTGTTTGGTCATAGTGACCTTCCTCTAGTGGCAGTTGTTCTGCCAGTTGCTGAAACTCAATGGCTCTGAGCATCAGTTGTGCGTGTTTTTCTTTCTTTCCCTCACGTAATGCCTGTTCAGCATCATGAAGGAACAATTCGGCGCGTACGCCGTAATAGAACGGAGTTGGCTTACCCATGTCGCACCTCGTTAGGTACGTCATGGTAAATAGCAACACCATGATTAGCGAGAAACTCTGCTACAACAGTAGCAACGTCAGCACATGGCTTCTCTCGCATTGGATAAGGGTCTCCCGCTTCGGGTGAATACGTTAGACCTGCGCTGATAAGAGCGTTCATGATTTCACTTGTGTGAATCACCAGCCCCACCCACCTTTCTCCCAGTTGTTAGATGTACGATTATCGTACACTTTGCTATTGGCTGAATAGCACAGGCAGTCACTTACATAGGCAGCACAGTCCCAGCATGATCCGCATTGTGGACAGAACTCAGTATCCACTTGCTCTATTGGAACTACTAAGTCGCACACGTTACAGTCAATGAAGTTTTCTTCTTCATCATCTTTAACATAGAGTCCAAAGTCATACGGCTTAACAGATGTCCATGTACTCTTGCGTTCTAACTCGCATGAGTCATTAGACCACCATACGCCTGACTCGTCTACGTTACCTTTCTCCTCATGGATAAGGTAGCACTGGTACTTAGCACGTGGGTCTACTGTGAGAACGCACACCTTAGAACCTGATGTGAAGTCCTCGATTAAGTTGATTACTTGTTCGTTATCCAATGACGTAACGCCACCGATAGCGGGAAGCAAGTCCTCAGCAAAGATACGCGTATCGCTACGAGTATCACCCTTTGGCTCATGGATAGGTAAGATGCCATTGTGTGCTAGATAGGTTTGGTCATCTCCACCTACCTTGAACGGATGACAGTTTTCGATAGTAGTTGAACCATGAGTAGCCCAACGAGCATGCCACAAGGCATAACCTTCTGGGTACTTACCGCGCATCTCCAAGAAACGATTGATAGAAGTATCAGCGTTCATAGTGCGTTCAGCATGGATGCGATTCTCACTAGGAATAACTATCGCAAAGCCAAAGCCATGCGGATTATTCAAAGCGCTGTTTTCTAACTTAGAGCGACTTGGTATTACGTTTGGCGGAATTACACATAACATACACATAATTTACCTGCTTTCTGTACGATAATCGTACGTTATTCACTATCCATAGGATAGTCGGTTGAAAATGACTCGTTCATGATCAACGCTAGGTTTGGATAAGTTTCAGCATGCTGAGCAACATAGCCAGTAAAGCGTAGCCATGAGAGAGCATTATTCTTGCCGTTGATAGGCAGGTCGCGAGTGTATTCTACCGAAGCAGTAACGAACTCGAGAGCAGAGAGTACGCGTTCAGGTCTGAGTGACCCTTTGAATACTCGCACCTCGAGAGTGTTATCGTTTTCGGTGTTGATAGCAGAGTATCTGCCATTTTCCTGATAGCCGTCTTTGACTTTGCGTACCAGTTTGCCTTTGTCGCCAAAGGTTGCGTAGTTGTTGTTGCTACGACCAGCGATACGACCTACCTGTCGTTCGTTGTCGTAGATAAGTTTCATGAATCGTAACTCATGAGCCTGACGTTTCAGAATACGTTGGTCGTACGATAATCGTACATTGTCTACTGAAAAGGCTTCACGTGATACGTGAACATGTAAGCCACAGGTACTTGTATTCCAAGACCTTAGACCTTGACGCTTTAACTTACCTAGACCTTCCCAGTTAAAGTTGGTCTGATACTCGCTGAGCGTGTGCGGATGCGTGACTATCTCGAAGCCGTCGTTAAGCGAGCCGTCATCTTTGAGATAGACGTGAGCGCCAAACTCTGCTTGTGCTAACTCCGCACCTTCATAGCGCGAAGTGTTGCGTGTTTCTACTTCTAACTCGAAACCTAGATGATACTTTCCTTTTCCAAAGAAGTATGGGCTAGGTCGGTAGGAGTAGTTGTGGATCGGTGAGTTGTTGTAGTCGTCGTCGTCGTTGCTAGAACAATAGTGGTCACCACCACTCCAGCAATCGTCTCCACAGTCCTCACACGTGTACGCGTTGTCGTCGTAACAGGAGTCGCAGAATCGTTCATCCATGTAGCATCGAGTGTTGCTTTCGTGGTACTGCTCTTCGCAGTGCTCGCAGTAGTAGAAATCACCGCCTCGTTCCTCTCTGTAAATGGTGGCACAGGCTTCACACCTATCCTCTCCATCCACTCTTGTGACGTCAATGAAGTCATTGTACGACACTCTCCAATCTGTTCGATAAGGGTTTGTCCTGTTGTTGGTGTTTGCTATTGACTTGTTACAGTCATCACAACTAGTTGTACATCTGCGGTGTACGATAATCGTACGCTCTGTATTTTCTTCTCCCTTGACGACTGCTTCTACGAATTGGTATTGGGCAGTACCTTCTATGCGCTGGCATGCGTCACAAGTAGGAGTAGGGGCGATAAATGGGTACTTCTCAGGAGATAGGCTAGGCAAGTCCTTTGCGGAACTGAGCATAGCCTCACGCACTTCATCCGAGAAAGCGTTGTACTGAACGGAACGTTCAATCATAGATGCCATACATCCTTCGCATCTTGTATTACCTTCGTTATAGTATGAGTGAGCGAAGATGTGTGATGGGTTACAACAACGTTCACAGTTGTCTATACCCACATACCCCCAACCAAATGAATAAGGGTTAATCATGACTAGCGACCAGCGTTAATCTGACGGCGAAGCATGATGATGCGTTTCTGTAGCCTTGCGTTAGCAAGAGCCGTTGTGATGACGAGTGTTACTGAAGTGACTAGGGCTATCATTACTGCTAATAAGTCCCAAGCGGTTAGGTACATTTTTATTTCCAATCTGTACGATAATCGTACGGCTAGTTGTGGGCAGATGTCCACTATCTAAGAATAAGGGATACGGCTCGCTAAGTCAAGCGCCCAACGACTACGGCTATTCCTGAGCCAGAGCCAACACAAACCTTTTTTCGGCTAGGTCAGCCAAATGTACGATTATCATACGGCTTTGGTAGCACGGCTATTTCTGCCTCACGAACTCGTCCAACACAAACTATCCGACACAAACCTTGTCGGACACAAACTTTTTGCGCGCCCCGCGCGTGGAGTTGAAATCGTGATCCGCGCAAAATCTAGATCGGGAAAAAATCTTGATCAAGAATTGAAAAATGATCCGCGCCCGAAAACGCAAAAGCGCCCGACCCCCGAAGGAGTCGAGCGCCTTGCGCGTTCGAGATTAGGCTACGAGCGCCTTACCTGCTGGATGAGTTGCCTTGATGCTGGCGTTAATCGCCTTGACGAAGGATAGGAACTCGAGCCATTGAGCCTCGTTAGTTGGACGGATGTCCGCCAAATCCTTTGCGCCTAGAAAGAGAGCGACATACGCGTCCATGTTCGCTAGTGGCTCGGCGCTTGATGCCTTGCGCCCTGCCTTTGCCTTCTCGCCCTGCTTAGGAGTCTTGGCAACCAAATCGGCGAAAGATGACGCGTCCTCGATAGCCTTGTCGAAATCCTTGCCGAACTCGCGCTTGGCTTGGATAGTCGCGTTCAACACGTCCTTGAGCGCCTTGTCCTTGCCACCTGCTAGAGCGCGAACCTGCTCGGCTTGTAAAAAGTATTGAGCGTGGCTCGCCTTGATAGTTGGAAGTGAACCAGCCTCGCTGGCTTGTTCGATAGTTGCCTTCAAGCCACGAACCGAAATAGTGCCAGCCTTGAGCATCCCGAGCGCCTTCTCAAATACATTGACCTCACCAGAGAAGTTGAGAACTGCTTGGAAATCCTTAACTAATGAAACGTTTACAGCGTCGAGAGATGAAACTACTTTGCCGTTCTTGCTGGCGTTCTTTGCTTGTGACATTTCTTGCCCTGCTTTCTATCGGTTAGACGTTCGCTAACTCGATAAGAGAATTATGCCCGAAAGCCCCCCTTGAGTCAAATCCATTTCAGTACGAGTCTTTGAGCGTACGATAATCGTACAGGCGCGCCCTCGAGCGCCCCGCAGGGATACCCCTCAGAAGCCACAGGAAGCCCGTAGAAGCCCGAACACCCAAGCCCCGAGCAGATAGTCACCCAACACAAACTAACGCTTATCCACAAAATCGCGCGCTCGCTCGCTGCGCTCGCTCGCGGTAGACCCTCGCGGGTTATTAAGTCAGAAACTAACTATTAAAAACGCCGGTGGGCTCCGCCCCCCAGACCCCCCAAAAGCGCCAAAGGTGCGCTAAAGCGCACTCCTATTGGCTTGAAAAGCCTCTTCGTGTCGCAGAGCGACCCCACATTATTAAATACGCTCCCGTATATATACACACTCTCCGCAAATAATATTTTTCCAGTATTTGCTCCGAGTGCCCCCTATATGTCCGTTTTATATACATATATCGGTGACTTACGTCACATTCCTAAACTCACTGCGTTCGTTTTTCTATTCTGAACGGGTTAGTATATATGTAAGAACAAATAAACGAGCGGTCGCAAGAAGCGAGTTTATCGGGTTGTGAGAGGCTGGCTTTATTGCCAGCCACGAACCAGGGGGTAGTGAAGCGCGCGCTTTTTGCGCGCTGAACGAAGGGGGTTAAATAACCCCATTTGCAAGAGGATTATTAGGGGGAGTTAACATGGCTGCTAAAGGTGGCAAGGAGCATCACAATGTTGTTGCCCTCAGAGAAGCCAAGGCAAAGGTATTAGAGTTTATCCGTCAAGGATTAGATCTGCAAGACGCTCTGGCTAGGGCTGAACGTAAGCCTGATGTCATGAAAGACTGGCGCAAGGACGAGAAGTTCATGAAGGACCTTACCGCTGCCAGATCCGAAGGTGAGAAGACCCTCAGCATTGTCACAGGGGACGCTAAGTTTAAAATTGGCTTTGAGGAGTTTAGTCGTGAGTTCTTGGACAGCCCGATCTTTCCACACCACCGATCCTGGATCGACCTCCTGGAAGGTCGGGAACCTTCGTACCTCCACGACTCAATGGTCTATGACCCCGCCTCCAAGAAGCGGCTACTTATCAACGTACCGCCAGAGCATGCTAAGTCAACGGTCATCACAGTTAACTACTGCGTATACCGTATTGCCATGGACCCGAACATCAAAATCACAATTGTCTCCAAAACGCAGGAGCGCGCCAAGGAGTATCTCTACTCCATCAAGCAACGACTAAGCCATGAACGTTGGGCTAAGTTGCAGGCTGTGTATGGCTCTGCTGGAGGATGGAAAGAAGATGCTGATACCTGGAAAGCGGACCGCATCTATCTCAGCCGTGACTCCACCGAAAAAGACCCTACTGTTCAGGCTCTTGGTATCGGTGGTCAAATCACTGGTGCTCGTTCTAACCTTATCATTCTTGATGACGTTGTTACTACGTCGAATGCTCACGAATGGGAAAAGCAACTACTCTGGCTCCAACGAGATGTTGTAACCCGTCTGGGTGATTCAGGAAAACTTTTAGTTGTAGGAACTCGTATTGCTGCTAACGATCTCTATCGAGAGATTCGTTCAGAAGAACACTGGACTGGTGGTAAGTCCCCTTTCACTTACCTGTCTATGCCTGCGGTTCTAGAGTATGACGATGATCCAGAGAAGTGGGTCACCTTATGGCCCAAGTCGCACTTACCATGGGAGGGATCAGAAGATGAAATATTACCCGATGGAGACGGTCTTTATCCAAAATGGAATGGGCCAGCACTCTTCAGACGACGCTCTGAAGTTAGCCCTTCTGCTTGGGCACTTGTATATCAGCAACAAGATGTCCAAGAAGATTCTATTTTCGCCCCTGCGTGTGTCCAAGGTTCGGTCAACAGGATGCGGAAACGTGGAGTTCTAAAAGCAGGAACACCAGGACACCCTAAAGAACACGGTGCATGGTATACCATCATGGGTCTTGACCCAGCGATGACTGGTAATACTGCAGCAGTAATTATGACTGTGGATCGTAATACACGTAAAAGGTACATCCTTGACGTGGAGAATATGAAAGATCCAACTCCAAAAAAGATTCAAGAATTGATTGAAGAATGGGTGAATAAATATCACCCTCAAGAACTGCGCATTGAAATCAATGCTCATCAGAAAGCCTATGCTTTAGATGATGAGTTGCGTCAGTATCTTGCTTCTGCGGGGGTGAAGTTTTCTAGCCAGTTCACTGGTAAGAACAAATGGGACACATCCTTCGGTGTGGCTGCTATGTCAGGTCTCTTTGGGACTATGCGTAACAATGCACACAATGGAGATAACTTAATTGAACTGCCATCTCAGGATGGCTCAGAAGGTATCAAGGCACTTATCCAACAATTGATTACTTGGAAGCCTGATACTCGTGGCAAGACTGACTGCGTAATGGCACTCTGGTTCTGTGAACTACGTGCAAAAGAAGTTATCAGTAATGCAAGAATTAATCAAAGTCACTTGACTAACAAGTGGGCTACGAGACAGCAGATGAATAACCGCTTCACAGTCAATGTGAACGATTATGAATTTGCCCAATACGAATAAGGATAACAATGGCAGTAGATATGGAAAGCATCTCACGTCGCGTTGAGAATATGAAGCAACGCTACGCTGAGCGTGATGGACGTATGTCTGACATGCTTGCTGTGCGTAAGGGCAAGATGGTTGAGGTATTCCCTGAACTATTCCCTGAGACAATGAACCATAGCATGGTGGCTAACTTCATCGATGTTGCTGCTCGCGACCTTGCAGAAGTACTGGCTCCTCTGCCATCATTTAACTGTTCTACAACTAACGTTACATCAGATCGTGCACGTTCTTTTGCTGACAAGCGAAGCATGATTGCAACTAACTATGTGCATACATCACGTCTACAATCACAAATGTACTGGGGCGCTGACTGGTATTTCACTTATGGCTTCTTGCCTATTCACGTAGAACCTGATTTTGAAACTGGTCTTCCAAAGATCCGTGTTGAAGATCCAATGGGTGCATACCCAGAGTTTGATCGTTTTGGTCGTTGCGTAGCATACGCCAAACGATATATGAAAACACTTGGCGAACTTGCTAATGATTACCCAGAATATGCTGGCGCAATCCTAGGCAAGTTGGGATATAACCAGAACACTAACACTATCATCGAATGTATTCGTTACATGGATAGCGAGAATGTTGTTCTGTACATTCCTAGCCGTGGTAATTTAGTTCTTAACCAAGCAGCAAACCTTATGGGCAGAATGACTGTGTATGTTGCACGTCGCCCTGGTATTGATGCTGAACCTCGCGGACAATTCGACGATGTTCTCTATGTACAACTTGCAAGAGCACGTTTTGCTAACCTTGCAATGGAAGCGACTGAAAAGTCAGTTCAAGCGCCATTGGTTGTACCTACAGATGTTATCGATTTGCCTATGGGACCTGATGCGATTATCAGAACCGCACAACCTCAAACTGTTGGTAGAGTCAAACTAGATCTACCTGCATCTGCCTTCCAGGAGCAAGCAGCACTCCAATCCGAATTAAGACTCGGTGCTCGTTATCCAGAAGGTAGAACTGGCAACATTGACGCCTCGATCATTACTGGTCAAGGTGTTCAAGCACTTCTTGGTGGATTCGATTCTCAGATCAAGGCTGGTCAAACCATTCTTGCTGAGACATTTGAAGACGTCTTGAAGTGTTGCTTCCATATGGATGAAACACTATTCGATGTGGAAAAGACTGTAAGAGGAGTCGCACAGGGAACGCCGTACGAGTTAAAGTACATGCCAAGCAAGGACATCAAGGGTGATACTTCTATTGAAGTACGCTACGGCTTGATGGCTGGATTAGACCCATCTCGCGCACTCATCTTCTCTCTTCAAGCATTAGGTGCAGATCTTGTATCTAAAGACTTCATCCGACGTGAACTTCCATGGAGCGTTAACGTTACATTGGAAGAACAACGTATCGAAATTGAAAAGATGCGTGAAAATCTTTCCGCTGCAATTACTGCAAGTGCACAAGCAATTCCTGCTATGGCTGCACAAGGACAAGATCCATCTAAACTTATTCAAAATATTGCCGACGTTATTGAACGACGTCGCAAGGGGGACAGTATAGAGGCTGCTGCGTTGGCAGTGTTCACACCGCCTGCGGTTCCTGAACAACCAACTCAGCCAGAGATGACTCCACCAGGCACACAGGGCCCAGTTGAGCAGACGCCCCCGTCCCCAGTCGCTCCTGGACAACCCTCTGGTGGGGTCCCTCAACAACAACAGCAACAACCAGACCTTAATACCATTTTGGCAGGCTTAGGAGGATAAATTGGCTGCTCGTAGAAGAACAACTAAAAAAGTTGCGACAGTAGACAATGATTCCTATAACCGCTTAGAAATGTACTGCATTTGGTTAAATGAATACTACAATGCATTAAAACGTGCTGGTTTTAAAGATGATATTGCACTTGGTTTACTAGGTGACAAAGAATCTTATCCTGATTGGGTTAACTTTAAACTCCCAACAGAAAATGAAATTTCAAAATACATGGATGAAGACGAGGACTAATAATGGTAAAGCAAGTAGTTCAAATGCCAGGTGCTATGTCTAATCGTACAGATCGCAATTTAGTAGAACGTACACAACGTATTCAACGTGATGCAAAGATGCAGAATGCAGTTGGAGGTCCAAGTGGAATGCGTAAAGACCTTACAGAGTTGGCTAGTGGTGCTGCTACTGCCGAAACTGGTAGCGCTACAAGTGCAAATGTTACTGCTGGCGGAACTGCTGTAGGAACTGGTCCTACTGTAGCACTTCCTCCTATTGATGCTTTTGCTCCTGGTGCTCCTGCTCCACTTTCACATGGTGCAGATGGTGGACCTGGTGCTAACTCTGGTATCCAACAGACTCCAGTTGATTCAATTGACCAAGGTTCTGCACTGATTCGTGCTATGTACCTAGCCAATCCAACTCCACAAATGCGTCTTATGGTGGAAGCGTTTAACGAAGAAGGTCGTTAATGGCTGAACCAACGGGTCAACCGAAGTTAACTGCTGCTGCCCAAGCCTTGTATGGGAACCAACGCGAAGCCATGCAACGCAATATTCAAATGAATATGGTTAACTTATCTCCTGATAAGTACGCAAATTTTAACGCAATTACTTCACGTTACCCAAATATCAGCAAAGACCTTGTTATGTCTATGGTACAACAGGGACTTACTGCAGATACTCCTGGTTTAGGAAAGATTACATCTCTTGATGGTGTCACTCAACTAAAGAATGACGCATTGAATGTTGATAAAATCAAGTCTACAGTTAAAAAAGACCGTGGTATTGTTGGTTCTGTATTTGATGCATACCAAAATGCTATTTATGATCCACTTAAAGGCGCTGTACGTGTAGGTTTTGCTGCACTTCGTCAACCTTATGACTTTGCAACTACCGTTTCTCGTGATATATATGCTATGACACAGAACGAAAAGGGTGCTGGTACACAGTTTGCTACAGATTTGGCGACACTTGGGGGTAAGAACACTCAATTAGGTGCTCTTATAGGGGATATCTTTGGTGGTAAGCCTGGTGTAAACACTGGTTCAGGATTCTTTATTACTCCTGAGTCAGGTGTAGGTAAAGATCAGGCTGCTGCAATGGCTGCTTATGGCAAAGTCAATGGTCAATCATACACTATTGGTCGTAATGCCATGAAGGTACTAGGTGCAACTCCAGATTCTACTGGATATAAGATCATGTCTGGTATCATTGACGCAAGTCTTAACCTTGCATTTGATCCATCTACATGGGTTGGACCTGGCGCAGTAGGTAAGATCGTTACTAGTGGTCGCAAACTTGCAGAAGTAAAGGCTATTGCTGCACCATTTGGCAAAGAAGGCGCTGCTGCAGCCGTTGAAGAGACTTCTAAAGAAGCGTATAAACTTGCTCAAAAGGCAAACAAAGAGATTTCTAATATCCGTACACGTGGTGCTGATGCGTTCTTAAAAGAACAACAGACACTACAAGAACAAGAATCTATTCTTACAAAGGCATACTCTAAGACAGTTAAAACACTTCTTGGTACAGAAGGTGACTTATTCGGCAACCTTGCTAGAAACAAGGATGCTTCAAAGACTCTTTCTCCAGAATCAGTTGCTAACTGGTTAGTTACACATCCTAAGACTCAGACTGGCGAACTTACAAAGGGCGTAGATCGTCTATCTGCAGATGCTAAGAATACAGGTGGCTTCTTTGATGGCTATCTCATTATGGACGAAGTCCCTACAAAGGGCAAGATTTCCGTTGGTGCTCATGGTATTGACGAATATGCAGTAACTGCTATTACAGATGCAAAGCCTAAACTGCTTGATCTTGGTAATGACTTTGCTGGTGCATCAACTAAAGATATGCAAAAAGAGGGAATGCTTCGTGCATACCTAGCAGATGCTATCGAAAGAGAAGCAGGAAACTTTGAACAATCTCCTGCAACTCGTCAAGTATTTGATGACCTATGGAAAGAACTAAAAGCATCTAGCGCAGCAGGTACAGATCCTGTTACATCTTTGGCACTTGGTGGAAAAGTAGAACCACTTGGTGTTCTTATTGGTAAAGTTGCTCAGACTAAGAATCCAGAAGCAATGTCTAAACTTGCTGATATGATTCAAGAAGTTTGGAAGGTTGACGGCTTCTCAAACATTCGCTCTATCTATGGGCAAACTGGTGGTGTAGTAATTACCAATACATTAAAGTTTCTTGCTGCTAATAAGGCTGAGATTGCTGCTGCTGCAGCGGAGATTGCAGATCCTACTAACCTAGGTCCTAATGCAATCAAGTTAATCCAGTCTATGCGTGGCACAGAAGATGCTATTGCTGCAACTAAGGCTCGTTTAATCGAGGCTGAAAAGCAACAGGCTGATCTAGAACGTCGTATTAAGGATGTCAGTATCTTCCGTCAATACGCAGATCAAGATCCAGAACTTCTACAGAAGATTATCAATGACCCACAATATCAGGGTCTTGAAAAACTTATTAAACTTAATACTAAGGTAGCAGATAAAGATATCGCTGCTGAGTGGTATCGTACAGAAGTAGGTCTTACTAAGAACTTTGGTGGCGAACTAGCAGGCGATTTTGGTAAAGCATTGAAGTATATGCTTGGACCACGCTTTGCTCAGATTGCAGAAGTTGTAGCAAAAGAGACAGATCCAGTTCGTATGCGTCAGTTCTTTGGTAAGAAACTAGATGCCGAAATGGTTGTAGCACTTACTGCTGCTAAAACAAGCGATGATGTTTTCCGCGTATTCTTAGAACATCTTGGTCACGAGACAACAGATCCAAACATCTTTAGATCTATGACTCTACGCAAGGAAGCAAATGCGTTAGTTGCTAACCCACTTGCTAAACTGGTAGATCCTGTCAGTCTTGTGCCACTTAAATTTGCTGAATCTATTGAACGTAGTTTCAATCGTTATTTTGTACGTTCTACAGTTCTTAACCTTGGAGATGTTACCCATCTCACTAATGGTGTAGAAGACTGGATTAGTTCTACAGGCATCAAGACTATGCTTGGAAAGAACAAGCAAGAAGAGATTATCAATAATGTAACACGCAAGTTGCTTCAATCTGAAAGCAAGCAAGAACGTGGCGCTATTATCGAAAGAACAATGGCTGATATTATTGAGTCAGTTGCTCAACGTGCTGGACTTGGCGCAGATGACATCGAAAAACTTCAAGGTGTTATCAAGATGGGTTCAGTTGACCGTAAAGAGTTAACTGCTTATAGCGTTAATAAAATTGGTTTTGATGAAGTTCCTAAGATCCTATGGACAAATGGAACAGCAACAGAACTTCCAGGTGCTATGCACGAGTTCCAATTGCTACAGGATATGGTTCACCTTCCAGATAGCAAAGAAGTTCTCAAGGTCATGAATAACTTCCAGATGAACCAGATCTATGGTAAGGCACGTGCTACCAAGGTTCTTGTTGAAGAAATGGGAGATGTCTGGCGTACAGCCCAGTTAGTATTCCGTCTTGCTTATGTATGGCGCAACGTTGCTGAAATGCAGATGCGTACTATGTTCTCTGGACATGCTAATGCTATCACACACCCAATGCAATTTATTTCAATGGTAATGGCTAATCCTAATACCAAGCGTGGTAAGTTAGCGATGCGTTTTGCTAAAAATCAATACGACCTTACAGGTACTGCATTTAAGAATGCTGATGCTGAGGGCGAGTTCCTAGACGCATGGCGTGAGTATCAGATTTATGCACACCGTTCTGAGTCAGTATCTGACTATCGTGCTAATAAGGCTTCCGAAGTCTTTAAGCACTATCAGACAGTTGCTGCTGGTGGGCCAAAGTGGCATGAAGGTTTGGCATACACACTTAACCGTTTTGCTAGCGATAAACTGAATCCAGATATTGCTAAACTCATTATAAATGGTGATGAGAAGGCTAAGCGCGCTTATATAACTGACCTTATCAAGAACTTTAATACTAAAGATAACGTTATTAAAGAATATGTTCTTGGTGCTTTCAAGAAGAATGAAGGAATCCGTCAGATCTTCCTCAAGGATACATCTCTTGGAGATGAAGGCAATATTGCTGATAACCTAGATCCAGATAAGATTTACACATTCTTCTTCGATGCTAATCAGCCTCATACACTTGCTGGTCAGATTAAGGCAGTTGCCGGTAATGGTCCTAAGTCACACTTGATTTTGGATATGATTGCCAATGGTAAGTCTCAATTTAATCTTGCTAATGGTAAGCCAGTAACTATTGCTCCACCTTGGGTAGATGGTCCACGTACATCACGTGAACTCTCTTCACTTGAAAAAGCATTTGCTGAGAAACTTGCCAAGCACTTCACACCAGAAGATCTAGCAGGTTCTCGCGTTCTTGTGGAACGTAAGGCTGCAGTCATCGGTGGTGGACCTAAAGAACTAGGCAAACTAGTTGATAGATTCTTTGAGTATGCAACACGTATGGAATCAAAATATAACTTTGGTCCTGAATACCAGATGTCTTACTGGGACTATGTAGGTCGTTATGCTCGCATGCTCAATACTGAGGATCTAAAGTATGTACAACAACAGGCTGTTAAAACACTTGCTCCTGTGCGTATCGGAAATAAGATTATTGGTCTCAAGCATCCTATTATTCGTTCTGTTGAAACAGAGTTGAAGAAGCGTTTAGGTGACCCTAACTACGTTCACGTAGGCAATACTTCATGGCAGACTATTCATCAGATGGCTGCACGTGAGGCTTCATCTCATGTGAAAGATCTGTTCTACGATGCAAGTCGTCAACGTCAATGGGCTAACGCATGGCGTTTAATCTTCCCATTCGCTCAAGCACAGAACAATACAATTTACAAGTGGGGACAACTCTTCCGAGAAAATCCAGTTCCTGCAGTTCGCTTTGGTAAGGCTTATCAGGCTCTTACTAAGCAAGGTTCAAATGTTATCTATGATGCCACTGGTATGACATATGATGACAACCAAGGCTTCTTCTACAAGGAACCAGGTCAAGATAAGACACAGTTTAAGGTTCCTTTGGTTGGAAGCGTACTAGGTGCACTTGCTGGAAGAAACATAGATATGAAACAGGCTATGCAGATTACTGCTCCTGTTCAGTCTCTTAACCTTGCTTTCGGTCAGGTTAATCCAGTTCTTCCTGGTGTTGGTCCTGTTGGTCAGTTCTTATTCACTGCTAGTGGTAAGACAACAGCATTTGGTCCTACATACGATATGTTTAGAGACATCGTGACACCATTTGGTGAGCCTAAGAGCATCAGCGATGTAGTTTTCCCATCATGGTTAAAGAAGTCTTTCCTATACCGTCTTGGAGACCAAGCAACAGTTCAACGTGGTGTAAAGGATTGGGCTTCCTACCTTGCATCTACTGGTGACTATGGAGATAATCCACTTGCATCTGATGCACAACGTACAAAGTTGTTCCATGATGCTGAGTCTATGTCACGCGAAACTGGTTTCTTAACTGCTCTATTCCAGAGCATTTCACCAGCAACTCCATCTACTGAGGTTCTTGCAAAGATTAAGAACCCAGTCAATAAGATGAACTTCATGACAATGACTATGCTTTATGATTACTGGGATAAGTCACAGAAGGCTAACCCTGGAGACTATGGCAAGGCTGTTGTACAGTTTGCAAACAAGTTTGGCAAGAATAATCTTATGATTGCTCTTGGTGGAACTACAAGTGCTGTTCGTGGAACAGATGATGCTTGGACATTCCTCAACAATAATCCAGCAGCAGCAGACAAGTATGCTCGCTCACCTGGAGATGTTGTTCCTTACTTCTTCCCTGGCGGAGAGTACTCATTAAAGTACTACAACTGGCAGAAAACTAGCGGTGCTCGTCGTTCACTTTCAGTAAATGAAATTCAGAATGATGCAGAAGACATGATCTACGCGATGATGAAGTCACAGATTTCCGAGCAACAGATTGCTGGAAACTATCCAAACTTCTGGTACGTAGAACAGATTGCTAAACTAGACAAGCAATTCGGTGCTCGTCCACCTTCAACTGTTGTTACAAATACAGCGGGTGAAAAGATTGCTCGTATTGGTGAAGCATTGGCTGATCCAGCATTTAAGTCTTCCCCTGTATATAACGAAATCTCTGCTTTCTATCCTAAGTTCCAGGAATTCCAAGGACTCTTGAACAAGGCAAATGTAAGCAACTATGCACAACTCAAAGGCACTAATGGTTATGCAACCATGATGCGCAATGACCTTGTCGCACAAGCACAGCAACTAATGGTAAATAACCCAGCGTTCTCTCGTATGTACTACGGAGTATTCGCTGGACAATTGGAAGGTTAATAGATGGCTAAGACTAAAGGCATGGGCAATTACTCAATGTCTACGCAGAACCAAAACCAAACACCATCTAGTGCTTTTGCAACTATGTCTGACATCATTGGCTCTAACAATTATGCTGGTGGGGCTGCTGCAAATCCTTATATTCAATTCCTTGCTACAACAGATCCTATTGCACAGGCTCAGGCTTTTCAGAATCTATACCGTGGACTTGTAAATCAAGCAGCACCTGCTGGTTCTAAAGCAGGAACAATGTTTGAGTATGTCCAATCTTTGATGCGTTCAACTGGTCTATCTAAGGGTAAGACTCCTCTAGGT